GTTATGGCAAATTCAATTTCACACACGATTTCAAATCAAAGTCAATTCGATGAAACCCTTATGTGGGTCTCAGATCTCTACAAAGACGTTAATGGTTTCAGACCTAGAGGGTATAACTTCCAGAACTGGTCTTTCCAGGAGTTAGCTGATTTCGTTACCGACCTTATGGTTATTAATGCCAAGCAAGCAGAAGAAGAAAGAGCTTGGGAGAATAAAGCCATTAAAGATGTAATGTCTGTAGGGGCTGAAGATAAGGAGACAGCTGCTAGATGGTTAGATCAAGCCGATGCTTACTTTATGTACGGTGATGATGAATTCTATGTAGATCATATTGAGAAGTATGGATGGGTAGCTAAACAGTTAGGAACATGTTAGATATAAATCTTCGCGGCAACTTGCGCGCGTTTCGCGCGGCGGCCTACGGTATATTCCTCACCCTCACCCCCTTCTACCTATCCGCCCAACAAATATCTGTAGTTGATTATAAATCCCAAGCTGAGGTATTGGTGTTTGAAACAGAGTATAGATCACAAGCAGATGTAATTGTATATAAAACTAACTATAGGAGTCAAGCAAAAGGTAATAAAGGTATATGGTTCTACACTAAGTATGTGAGTCAAAGTGATAAAAAGGTATTTTACACTCAATATAGGTCACTTGCCGACGTAAAAGTGTACTTTACAACCTATAGATCCCAGGCTAAATGGGTAAATTTAAATAAAAAGCACTTTTTTCATTAAAATAGTTGCCTTTCTGCCTTAGATTTAATATCTTCTATATATGTTATATAATATAATTAATAAGATATAATAAAAAATATATTTAAATAAATATAATATTGAATAATATAATAATAAAATAAATAATAATAATAATTTAAAAAGGTTATCTATGTTAAATGCGGAACAAATTGGTAAAAACTACGAAAAACACTTAAAAATCATTGATACCTACTTAGGTGGACGTGCTATTGCTTGTAAAGAGATGTTAAAACATATGGAAGATAACTATGTTATGGCTCCTGCTAGTGGAAAGACATGGTATCACAATGCTTTCGCCGGTGGATATGTAGATCATGTTAATAGAGTAGTACAATATGCTGTAGAACAATCTAGATTATATGAAAAAATGGGAGGTACTTTAGATTATACTGAAGAACAATTAGTATTTGCCGCCCTCTTCCATGATTTAGGTAAGATAGGAGATGGAGATCAACCAAATTATATACCTCAGACTGATAAATGGAGACAAGATAAGCTTTCAGAGATGTATACTTATAATCCAGATCTTCAATTTATGTTAATTCCAGATAGATCTTTATTTATTTTACAGAAGTTTGGTATTAAAGTAGATCAAAAAGAGTTTTTAGGTATAAGATGTCACGATGGAGTGTTTGATAAAGCTAATGAAGCTTACTTTTTCAGTAATGTTGAATCATCTAGACAGAAAACATCGCTAATCTCAGTTTTACATACAGCAGACTTCTTAGCTTCTAAAGTAGAATACGATATGTGGAAAAGAAACGGAGGAAGTTCTAAACCTTCAGTACAGAAAACAAAATCAACAACTGGTAAGAGAGTAAATTCTTCACCAGGCTTAACTAACATGCTTAAAAACTTATAATATGAATTGGAATCCCACTACATTTTACATAATTATTACAATATTAGTTGTTTTTTCCGGAATTTTATCGTATCTTGTATTTAATCTACTTGGAAAGGTAGAAATATGAAGATATAGCAGTAGATCAAGCACAATATTTACAGAATATATCGAAACTCATTAGAGATTCACAAAAGCACCTAAAAGATCTTGACGAAAGAGAGGTCTTTAAGTCAGATGACGAGGTCGGTTACTTTTTTAAACAAATGCAAAACGTGCAAAAAGAGCTAACCAGGTATATGCTCCCAGAAAATTATGGCAAGAAAGAAAGCAAAAGCTAATTATTTTACATCAGAAACAGAAGACTACATAAAAAAATATAACGTATCTACAGATAACGATTATAGGAATGATATATTTACTAATCATATATATCTTCCTTTTTATAAGTTAGCAGAGAATATAATTCATACATTTAAATTTTACTACACTGATGTAGATAAAATAGAAGATTTAAAACATGAGATAGTTTCAATGCTATTGGAAGAGAAGATTATGAAGTTTGATCCCGATCACGGGGCAAAGGCATACTCCTATTTTGGCACTATCGTTAAGAGGTGGTTAATTAATTATAATAATAAGAATTATAAGAACCTTAAAAAGATTGGTACCTTCGACGAAATGCATGATAGCCACACTCCTTCTCCTATAGGTAATGAAGATAATGCTATTACACTTGGTACATTCTTAGATATATATGTTGGTAAAATGTATGAAGTATTAGAAGATCTATTCCCCAAAGATCAAGAAAGAAAGATAGCAGACGCTATTTTAACTATTTTCAGAACAAGACAAGACTTAGATATATTTAAAAAGAAAGCTCTATACATCTACATAAGAGAAATGACGGATTGTGAGACTCCACATTTAACAAAAGTAGTAAATAAGTTAAAAGTAGAATTTTACGAATTGTATGAAAAATATAATAATGTAGGACTTATTAGAACAAAGTTAGTTTAAATCTATTTATAAGTAAATACTTATTATGGATAGTAGTAAAGAAATATTCAAAGGAAAATCTCTATCTGACTTATTCGGTGAAATATACGACAATTCAAGAGAAACAAAAGGACAGGTTAAAGCCTTAATTGGTGAACTTAAACCACTTATAGAGAATATAGGAGATGCAACGTTAATCGTACCTATGATCAAAGAGTATATGGAAATAGGGGTAAAAAACGATGAACACCTTATCAAGCTAGCAACAGTTATACAGAGGATAGAAGCAATACAGGCAAAAGGAGATGGAGCAGAGTTATTTGATTTTGAATCTCTTCAAGACTTATTAGAAGAAAGCGAAGAAGTAAAAGAAGAAGTTCAAGACGTTAAGAACGAAAACAAAGAAGAGTAGTGACATTCATAGATTATAACTTTAGAACAAAAGGCAGTGATGGTTCTACACCTTCAAGTGCTAAATCCAAAGAAAACTTAGCACCCGCTAGAGTTATTGATATAATAATGGATGATGAACACCCAGAGTATAAAACCTACGGAGGTCCAAACAGCCTCGGGATGATTTATTACAGGTTTATTTCTCAAGAAGGTATGGATTTATCAGATGATGGAGAGTCCGAATACACTGGAACAGCATTTCCAATGAATAGTACACATAAACTATTACCTTTAAAGAACGAAATAGTACTTCTCACAACAGGTCCAGACCCGCTAGTAGATGAAGGATCAGGCGAAGGTAGAATATATTACACCACACCTTTTGCTATTTGGAATCATCCGCATCATAATGCTATCCCTGCAAAAACAGAAGAAAAACCTGAAAAGGTAAACATAGGAGATGGTATCTTACAAAACGATAAAATTGCCCCATTACAGCCTTTCGCTGGGGATACCTTAATGGAAGGAAGATTAGGTCAGTCAATAAGGTTTGCAGGTGGTATATCTACTAAATCACCATTTACAGACGACACCAATAACAGTAAACCATTAATTATTATAAGTAACGGACAGAGAGAAACAGAGAATGGCTTCAACCCTATAGTAGAAGAAATAAATGAAGATCCAGCCTCTATATATCTAACAAGCGATAATAACATTCCCCTTATTCTTGCTAATGATAAAAGAGACTCATACAATGAATCCCCTGATACCCCTAGTAATTACAAAGGTTCACAACTCTTATTTAATAGTGATAGGCTTACCTTAAATGCTAGACAGAGCGACATTCTTTTATCTAGTGCTGCTTCTATCGGTTTAAACTCTTCCACAGTAAATATAGACGGAAAAGATTATATGTGTATAGATGCAGATAAAATATACCTAGGAAAAAAAGCAAGAATAAATGAAGGAGCAAATAAGCAACCTGTAGTATTGGGACATAGAATTGAAGCATTCCTACAAGACGTTTTAGATCAGTTAATATCTATATCTAAAGCCATGGGAAAAGCTAAAACTATTAAAGGAGATCCAATCCCGACAGTAAACCTAAGAGGAGCATCCTCGCAGATAATATTTAAACAGCTTAAGAATCAATTAAACCCAAGTGGTGGTAGTACATTGAAGTCTAAGAAAACATTTGTAGAATAATGCCCTGTAGTATACCTCCATCGAATCTCGCACTCTTTATAGCTCAATTTTTAGCTAAACTAGAAGCTTTTATTATAGCAAAAGTATATGAAGAGGTAAATAAAATTATAGAAAGATTAATGGGTCAAATATGCCCTCCTGTTGAAGAGATAAAAAAGATATTAGCTATAAGAGATAACTTAGTAAACATGATTAATGGCTTAGAAAAAAAGATAGAGCCTGTAAGAAAGTTTGCTGATATATTAGATCCTCCAATTAAAGCTGGTAAAGTAACTGTTCTTGTATTAGAGCAACTTCCACTTCCAACTGCGATAGGTCTACCTCCATTAAAGGATTTCGGTGGACTTATTTCTGCTACCTCAACAGGAATGCAAAATAGATTCTCACAGCTCTTAAATATAGCCTGTCAGATTGTAGATCTACTTGCTAAAGATCAAAAAGCAATAAAAGATTTAACCGACATTAGTTTTGACGGACTAATACCAGTTAAACAAAAACTAGAAAGTATAGATATAAAACTATTTGAATGTGTAGATAAACTTCCTCAAGCTCAAAAAACAGAAGTTTTAAGTTTGATAGAAAATTTACCTTCTAATGCCGGATTAACCTCTATATCAGGAGACGGATCTGGAAAGTATTTTTATAAAAATTATGTAATAACAATTCAAGAGGATAAGAATTCTCCTGGATTTGCAAAAAAGAGGTTCGCACAAGTTGAAAACGCAAACGGAGTTGTACTAATGAAAGGACCTTCCTCGTTTAGTTCCTCTACAAGGATACTTATAGACGAAATAAAATTTAGAATTAACAATCAACTTCCATAACTTAACTATTTATTAATATGAAACTAGATCAATTACGTAAAATTATTCGTGAAGAAGTCAGATCAGCTGTGAGGGAAGAGTTACAAGATGTAATGAACGAAGCAGTTAGAGTAGCTAGCCAACCAGGTGTACAGAAACTAGCAGAAAGTAAACCTATAAAGGTTGCTCCTCAAGTACCAACACCTACTAATCCTCAAGGCGGAAAAAAGTCTATTGAGGAAATGCTGCAGATGACTAAAGGCAATATGACAAACGAAGAATATAAGAATGTATTCTCCGGCACATCTAATATGGTATCAGGAATGCCTAACACAGCTTCTAATATGCTAAATAAGATGAGCGCAGGTGCAGGTAGACAACCAGGTATAGATATTTCAAACCTAGACTTTGTAAAGAAAGCAGGAGAAGTATTAAATGCATCTAACCAAAAAGATAAAGAAAAAGCAGTAACATTATAGTATGGCATTTGAAGCAAAGAAAATAAACCCATTAGACTTACAACCAAGAAAGGCTGTAGGTATTTCTTTGCCTTTTACCGGTAAAGCAGTCTTTAATTCTACTTACGAAACTAAAGAAGCTATTAAAGCTAACTTGATCAACTATATCTTAACAGGTAAAGGAGAAAGATACTTTAATCCTACATTTGGCTCAGGAATAAGGAACTTAATCTTTAATAATATTAATAGAGACTCATTAAGTGATTTAGAGTTTCTAGTACGAGATGCTTTACAACAGTATTTCCCTAAGTTAGAAGTACTTAACCTTAAGTTAGAAGGTAAACCGGATACCAACTTAATATCTTTCTCTTTAAACTTTAAAATAACTGATACGCAGTTAGAAGATGAAATAACAATAAATTTTGAACAATAATGGCTCAAGATATAAAAATTAAATACACAGACAAAAACTTCTCTAATCTGAGAGGACAGTTAGTAGAATTAGCAAAAAACTACTTCCCTGACACCTATAACGACTTTTCACCTACCTCACCAGGTATGATGTTCATGGAAATGTCTGCGTATGTAGGAGATATACTTTCCTTTTACCAGGATAGTCAACTACAAGAAACATTCTTACAGTACGCTCAAGACCCAGGCAATCTATACTCTATGGCTTATATGATGGGATATAAACCTAGATTAACAACATCAGCGAAAGTAAAAGTAAACCTTACACAGAGAGTTGCAGCAACAGCAGCAAACTCTAACTATACCCCAAATTTTGACCAAGCTCTCGTAATTGGATCAAATAGTAGTGTAACTTCAGGCAATCAGAATTTTATACTAGATAAAGGTGTAGACTTTTCTTTTTCTAGTTCATACGACGACACTCTTACCACCATCTATAGTATTGACTCCAGCGGTAACCCTACAGAGTACGAACTAACTAAAACAGTTAATGCAACAGCAGGAGAAGTAGTAACAAAGACATTTTCAATTGGAGCAGCTTCTAAATTCTTAACATTAAGTATAGACGATACAGAGATAATAGGAATATTAGATATAAAGGACAGTGATAATAACCTTTGGAGCGAAGTACCTTACTTAGGTCAAGACACAGTATTCACTGAAGCAATAAACAATGGAGATAATAAAGATCAAGTCCCCTACCTACTCTCCGCAACAAAAGTACCTAACCGTTATGTTACTAGATTTAACTCAACAGGAAAATTACAAATACAATTTGGCTCTGGGATGTCTACCTCTGATGACGATGTATTCTTACCAAACCCAGAAAATGTAGGTTCAGGAGTTCAAGGCGTCGGTATAAGAAGAGCAGATTACGCCTATGACCCTTCTAATTTCTTATTTTCATCTGCTTACGGAAACTCTCCTTCTAATACTACCTTAACTGTTAGGTATATAAAAGGCGGTGGAATATCATCGAATATAGAAGCAAACACATTAACAGGTATATCAGCATCCTCTATTACTGCTACAGATACAAACTATCAATCAACACTTACAGTTTCTAACCCAGAAACAGCAATGGGCGGAAGGGATAAAGATACAGTTGAAGAAATAAGACAGAATTCTCTAAGAGCTTTTAGTGAACAGGGAAGAATAGTAACTAAACAAGATTATGCTTTTAGAGCTATGACTCTACCGTCTACGTTAGGTTCAATTGCTAAGACATCAGTTACTACAGATGCAGATATAACAACCAGTGATTCTAACGTATATAACCCATTAGGAGTATGTTTGTATGTTTTAGCGTACGATAACAACAAACACTTAATTCAGGCAACATCTCAATTAAAAGATAACTTAAAGAAATACATAGGACAATTTAAATCACTAACTGATGGATGTACTATCAAAGATGCTTTTGTAATAAACATTGGAGTAAAGTTTGACATTATTACCTTACCTAGCTATAACTCTAGAGAGGTAATACTACAGTGTACACAGGTACTAACAGATCATTTTAACATAGATAAATGGTCTATTAACCAACCTATAAATATATCCTCTATGTATACTCTCCTAGATAGAGTAAAAGGAGTTCAAACAGTACAAGATATAAAAATAGAAAGTAAAGTAGGAGGAGTATATTCTACTTTTGATTATGATATCAAAGGAGCTACTATGAGTAACATAGTTTACCCTTCATTAGATCCTATGATATTCGAAGTTAAATACCCTAATAATGATATTCAGGGAAGAGTAACAACATTATAATATGGCACTATATAGAATATTTCCCGAAAAAGATTCCTTTATATACACAGAAGGACCACTAGCTAATTTAGGTAGAGACGCCCTATTAGAAGTAGGAGGGTACCCAACCTCAGCAGGAGGGCAAACTTTAAGGAGTTTAATTAAATTTAACTCTAAAGAGGTTACAGATGTAATTAAAGACAAGATAGGCTTAACATTACCTACCAACACAGGATACTCAGCTAGTTTGCATTTATCCTTAAATTACGCAGCAGAACTTCCAATAGATTACTCTATAGATGTACACCCTATAGCCGAAGCTTGGGATGAAGGCACGGGTAAATTCGGAGACATGCCTGTTAATAAATCTGGATGTAGCTGGACCATGAAAGATGCAGCAGCAAATAGATGGTCATCAGGTAGTTTTGAAATTTCTGCCACAGGATTTACCACAGGTTCAAACGAACTACATACTACAAGTTCATACAACGACGAACTGCCAGGTGGAGGTTTTTGGTATTTTACTTCAGGTTCATCAAACACACCGCTATCAAGCAGCATCGAATTTAATAAAAACTCTGATCACGACTTAGATATAGATGTTACAAAGATAGTTCAATATCAAATGAACAGTTATATTGCTAATCATGGAATGCTAGTAAAACTTCCTAATTCCTTAGAGTTTAATCCTTCTTCATCTATTAGGTTGAAATACTATGGGGAAGATACCAACACAATATACCCTCCTTATTTAGAAGTAAAATGGGATGATTACACACATACATCGTCTCTTTCAGAGATTACAGACCCAGAAGTAGTTGTAACTATAAAAAACAATAAAGGGAAATACACAGATGAAGGTAAACAGCGCTTTAGAATACACGCTAGACCTAAGTACCCTACACGCACATATACAACATCTTCAGCGTATACATCTAATTACACACTTCCAACAGCATCATATTGGGGACTTAGAGATGAAAATACAGAAGAAATGGTATTCGATTTTGATAGTAATTACACTAAAATAAGTGCGGATAATACGTCAAATTACTTTGACATTTATATGGACGGATTACAACCAGAGAGGTACTACAGACTGTTATTAAAAACAGAGATAGACGGTACAACCTCAGTAATAGATAATGATCAAGTATTTAAGGTAGTAAGAAATGGGTAAAAAAGTAGAAATAAAAAAGACTGTTTTTGACCGCAAAGGGTTTAACGGTGTAATTGATAGTAGGTTTAAATTTTTTAAAGAACCTATCCCTACTGTTGACCCAGATACTGTTCAAGAACTCTTCAGGCTATACGATAAACTTTATGCACTCATACCAATAGAAGGAGAAGAACAGTCTCACCAGTACTTAGTCGAAAGAAGTTCAGAGCTGTATAAAATAGATGCGCAATTAGAAAGCATCCAGCCCTTATTAGATGAAATAGCATCTCTAAGAACTCAACTACTTGAAGGTAATAGACGTATATTAGAGTTAGAGACTAAATTAGCAGGTGGAGAAGATATCAATTTTGCAGATGGAGAACAAATGGCACTTCTGAGAACTCAGTTAGATACTGCAAATGCAGCTATAGCCTCATTAGAAATGGCTAACACCTTAGCTAATAAAGCAACTGAAGAAGCAACAGCTGCCGCTAATAAAGCAGCTGAAGCAGCCGCAAAAGCCAAAGCAGATGCAGAAGCAGCCGAAGCAGCCGATCAAGCAGCCTCTTCACAAAGCTCATCGGAAGCTAATAAATACATACAAGAAATAAAAGATTTATTTAATAAGAAAAATACTGATTACTATCATGCTAAGAGGCTACTAAGTGAAAAAAAGTACTATATTGCAGCATTTCATAGGACCGGTAATGGTATGTGGGACTACGGAGGATATAGATTCAAAAGAGGTTTACAAAACTACCCTTGGTTAATAGAAGATACAGGAGATAGATCGTATAATGGAAGATATAGATTTAAAATGCTTTTTGATAACAGGACAGAAGCAAGGAGACTAACAATGAAATATGTAGTTGAGAACCTAGAAACAGCAGGGTATGATGCAATGGAAATAGTTAGAGCTGTAGAAGAATTAGGTAACTTTAGAGGGAATGTAAGAATGAGACTTATAGAGTATAAAGATGATGAGAAAGAAGATAGAGTAGGTTATAACGTAATAAAATAAAAAGGGATAAGAAATGGCAAAAGTAACATATACCTTACTAGATAGAGACTATGATTCAATACCGGAAAATGAAAACTTTTCTCAAAGTGATATCAATTTAATAGATAACTATCAAGTCAATAAAAACTTCAGAGCAGACCGTCATTATATTGAAACGCACTTTTATTCTCTAAATAATAAGAAGATATTTTCTTTATATAATCACGAGCCAACAACTAATGTAGAGATAGACGCAGAGGGAAATGTAACAAACCTAGATTTAAAACCCGAACAGCTTTCTATAGATAACGGCTTTACCGGAGTAGATCATAAAATAGTTTATCATTTTCTAAACGATCTCTACTCTCAAACAGATAGTAAGCAACCTCTTTTCATAAACACAATATCTCAAGATAGAAAAGAAGTACTTTTGTACACTGATGATATTGATGTAAATACATTAATTACTAAAACAGAACAGTTAAAAGCAAATATCAATAGTAAGTCTTACTTTGATGAGTACTGGTTAAATTTGGGGGATAATGATTTATATATTGTAACTAATGTAGACGTATATGAATTAGAAGATAAATACACAGTAGCTTTAAAGTTGTACGAACCTCTTCCTAAAACTTTTGACATAAAACATCAAGTTCAATTAGTTGAAAAGGTTAGTGATTCAATAGTAGTAGAGGTACAGGTAGAAATAGAAGATGAACCAGATACTAATCCTAAACTAAGAGGAGCAAATTTTGACATAGAGTTAGATAATAACAACCCAACACCAACAGAGTACCTTAATTACGATGAGTTGTTTAGTTATTCAAATGCTAATACAAATAGAGAAATTTACTCATACATTAAAGATAAAAGCGTTAAAGTAAATATAGACTACTCAGACTATGAAAACTTTATACATTTTTCTTCTGCCCAAGAAAGGCTAAAAAACTTTAAATATAAAGTTGAATTACTGCAAACATACGATAGCAGTAAAAACGCAATAACTAATTCTGCTAATAACTCAGGCAGTGTAGCACACTTTGATAGGTTGATAAATGGAGTAGTAGAGAATTTTGATCACTACGAGAAAGACTTATACTTTAATAGCGGATCGAATTGCTGGCCAAAATCGAACTCTACTAAACCATATGTTAACTTACACACAACATCTTCCGATTCAATATCCTGGTACGCTAATCAACTAATAAGTGCTTCTAATTACGACACCTCTAATTACGACGTACTAACCAATACACTGCCTTCTTATATAGCAGAAGATAGTAATAACAGTAATGCTGCTCTTTTTGTTAATATGATCGGACAGCATTTTGATAATTTATGGGTATATACAAAAGCTATTACCGATAAATATAATAACGATAATAGACTTAATGTAGGTATATCTAAAGATTTAGTTAGAGAGGTACTTAGTTCATTTGGTACTAAACTCTATAACTCTAAAGAAGGAGCAAACGATTTATTTAAGTACTTAGTAGCTGATACATATGATAGCGGAAGCAGCGGAGAAGTAGTGAATACTTTTACACAAGTACCAGGCATTCAGACAGATTTACAACCTATAGCTAGAAAAGAATACGAAGGTGAATTATATAAGAGAATATATCATAACCTTCCTTACCTACTTAAAACAAAAGGTACCGAAAGAGGACTAAGAGCGCTTATCAACTGTTTCGGTATACCATCTGAATTTCTTTCTGTTAACGAATATGGAGGAAATGTAATAGGTTCTGAAAAATTCTTCGGGGTAGACGGGTCTATAACACCTGATTCTCAAAATGGAACAGATCTAAGAGTAGATAAAGTAAGAGTAGAAACAAGAGCAAGTGGATCTGCAGGTAGAGTTTTAACAAAGAGCACTTCCATTCAAAAATCAGAATCCTCTAGAACGCCTGATATTCATAGACTAGAAGTCGGTTTTTCACCAGCTACAAGTATTAATAAGTACATATTCGAGCAACTCCCAAGCACTTTCAATATAGACGACTATATTGGAGATCCAAGAGAGGAAACAGAAAGTCAGTATTTTGATTTAATGAAAGAAGCTCACCGAGTACTACATAACTCAGTAGAAAAAACAGAACTTAACGATTTCATAAGGATACTTAAATTCTACGATAATGTGCTGTTTAAAATGATAAAGGACTTTGTTCCTGCAACAGCTACCTTAGATACAGGTATAATTATTAAACCTCACGTTTTAAATCGCTCTAAGGTAAAATCACCTAAACTTTCAGGTACTAGACCAGAATATAGCGCTAGTATAGATATGGTTGAAACTACCGGATCTGACGGAGGAGCATATGACACACTACCATCAAACTTTAAAACAACAACTTATACAGAAACTCTCAACACCCTACAAGGATCAACTCAAAAACCAGTAGATGATGAATCACCAAAAATTAACGGTGAACTCAGTGGAAGTGTGATAGAGGTAACAGACGGAGAACTAAATAGATTGAATAAATTCAAACAGGTAAATGTACCGGCTTTGAATTACGATATAGTAAAGATAGACGAAGGTTCTTCTGCTGTATATACTTCATTTTTGTTAGATAAAGATGCACCTTCTAATACGTCAACTGCTTCATGTGGGCTTTCCTCTACAACTAATGACACATTATACCACAATGACACAGGAAGTTACCCTGCAACCATAGGGTCATATGTTTTTACAGATATTGCTGGAACTTCAACCTTTGTAGGTTCTACCGGAGATAAGTGGTATAAATTAGGTAATAGTACTACCGCTAGAATATCAGGTTCAGCAGGTGGAAACGCCGGCTATGTAGGAGAAATTGTACCTTGTAGTGATTTCGATAACACTGCTCCTTCTGGTTATAAAGCTGTATGGAACACTAAATACATTAATTCAACCAATTATACAGCAGTACCTTTCACTATAGTAGGAGGAAATTTCGGTGAAACATATCAAGCAACAGCTTCACTAGAGAGTGATTCATCTGAAGTAGCCTATAGCACTGGGACTATATACCACTCTACTATGAGTGTTGCAATGAATACAACAGATATAGCAGACGGAGCAAATGTACTACTGAATGTGAAATTAGTAGATCAAGCAGGTAATGTGGGATTACCGGCTACTATCTATACCGCTGGAGCAACTTCAAATAGCTTAACAGCTAGCCTAAAAGATATTGTAGCCCCAACAGGGTACAGTGTGGACTTTAAATCAAACGCTTTATTCAACACAGCAGCAAGTCAATATACGAACGGATATTTTTATGTAAGAATAGCTGGTATAGCCAACGGTGAAGCAGGTAGTGCTTCTATAAGTATATCGTCTACAGGTGGCGGAACTACATACACAGCTAATAGTGCGTTTTCTAACACTTTAAATGATTCCCCTACTAAAGATATTTCAATATCAGAGTTCAATCACAACTTACAATCAGGAACATTAACTGTAACAGCAATCTTATACGACACAGCAGGCAATCCAGGAGCATCTGTAACAGATACTGTTTCCTATAATAATGTAACAGGTATATTAGATCATGCAAACTACATTAATTCAATGACTATTACATCTGCCGCACAAACAGTTTACCTAAGAGTACGCGATGTAGCACCAGGAACATCCTGGGGAATATCAGAATCACATTATCATGTTAGCCTCGGTCAAAGTAGCGGAACCGGTAATGATAGTTCTGTACCTATTAGTATACAACAGAACAATACTAGTTCAGGTAGATGGGCAATTTTGTATTTAAACATTGGAGGTAATTCTGTTGATAATTTTTCTATATACCAATCAGCACCATCTAGCGGTGGCGGTGGTGGCGGAGGAGGATGTGTTGCACCTTTTGTTAAAATATTAATGAGCGATGGGTCTGAAAAACTAGCAAGAATAGTAGATGTTGGAGATGAAATAAGAACACAGCAAGAAAGCTCGCTAGAATGGATAAATGCTAGGGTATCTGAAAAGAAGGTAATTACAAGTAAACGGATAAAGGTATTTATAGGAGATGAAGAAATTGTAGTATCACCTCGACATAGGTTTTACGTTGATAGTAGATCTCAATATGTAGATGCAGATCAACTAAAAGACGGAGATATACTTACAGGGATGCCTTATATAAAAACAGAAGAATACGAAGCTGGCGATGTAATTAAACTTACAGTCGAATTTGCAAAAACATACATATCTAATGGAATACTATCACATAACACGAAAGGTATATTGTAATAAAAAATTAGCCTAAAACTATTTATAATAAAAGTATATGTCAGTAGCACCAGGAACATTTGCCAACCAAGCACCAGATAGCGGCTCTATAAGAGTATTTTATCAGACTATTAATAACAAAGATGTAGTCAAAGCTATAACGGTATCTGATGTAGATAAAGATGGAGATGATATCTGTATCTTTAACTGAACTAGATACGATAACATTACCGTTGAGTGCTTCTGGACAAAATGTTGAACTTGTAATTAACTCTATAAAACAGAAAAGCGGATATCATTTTTTAGATGTAGACGATATAACTGTAAATACCTTATCTGGTAGCGTAAATTCATCTATAGCTATTGCACCATACCTTACAGAAACATTCTTTTATAACGACTACAATGCTACTATAAGCAACGCAGAAAAGACAAGAAGATCTTATATAAGATACGATGTAGATAGATCCGGAGGACAAACAAAACCTACTAATTATAATGCAGTCGCAGGTATAGGTACATTAACAGTAAGTGGTTTAGAGTATATAAATGGAGATGGAAACACAAGTGATTCTGCTGAAAATATAGGCTATACCTTACTTGCAACAGCCCAAGGAAACAGCTTAGGGTTTTTAACATCATCTGCTATATCAATAAAGGATGATGAAGATTTTACTTTTAGAGTTGGCCCACAAGAACTTAACGCAGCAATAGGATTTCCACAAAAACCTGTTGTAAGTGTATCAAAACTCTTTTTAGAAAACGATGGTATATTAAAAGTATCTAGCTCTTTAAATCTAAAACTATCATCTAATGCAGATTTCAATACAAGCTCTGGACAGAATAATACTATGTTTTTAGCAGAACAATTATATGAAAACGGAATCGTAGTATCTAGAACATTTACTCCAAGCACTTCAGGCGTATCCCTAAGAATACCATCAGGTTCATATGGAGGTACTATTTACATTAGACTCGAACAAGTAAACACGATTACAGCAAGCAGTGATGTTTCCCAGACTATTACAACAACTTCGATATTAAAAAACAATCCCCAGTCTGATGATTTTATAAAGATTAATGTGCATAGGGACCCTGATGAAGAAGCAATACCTTACGCTCCCAAAGCTCCTGTTCAGGATTCAAACTATACATCAACCGGTATCGTTAACGCAAGATACAGGGGTACTAAAACAACCTCTGGAGACTACTCCGGTATAGAACCAGCTATTACTGCTCAACCTTTTAGTGCTGCTGTGTATAGATTAGAAGAAAGTGATAACTTTATATGTAGTCAATCTCTTTCAGACAGGCAAATAGAAGATTTTTTATTTATAGGAACAGACGATTCTCCTGGAGCAAATGCAGAAACACTAGGGGTGATACATGCTTCAGAAGTATTAACATCATCTACAGATACAGTATTTAATCTCGCTCTTGATAATATTAGCATATTCCAAACAATAAAACCTGGAGATGTTTTAAATATAACAGACAATACTAACTCTGAAATAGTACAAGTGGTTCAAGCACAAACAACAAGCAATTTCGGCGTTATGGAGATAATAGTAACTAGGGATTATAACTCCCTATCATCTAACTACACCTTCGCCGCTAATGCATCAGTTTCTAGATTTTCGGATACTAGAATATTTAAACTCGAAGGGAATAGGTTAATAGCATTAACTGAGAAAAAAATCTGGGTTAAAGACAATAGAACAGTGCTTAAAACAAGCCAATCAGGTTACGTAATTCAATTAAGTACAACATGTACAGTATAAAAAGCTTAAAACAATATATTTATAATAAATAAAAAGTTAAAAAATGGGATACCTAAATAACTCAGTCGTCACAGTTGACGCAATCTTAACAAAAAAAGGAAGGGAACTTCTTGCAAGAGGCGACGGTTCTTTCCGTATTACACAATTTGCATTAGCAGATGATGAAATAGATTACACTCTATACAATACATCTCACCCTTCTGGTTCAGCATACTATGGCGAAGCAATCGAAAACATGCCGCTACTAGAAGCATTTCCAGATGAAAATCAAGTAATGAAATACAAACTTACAACTCTTCCTAGAGGTACAGCTAAGTTACCTATTTTAGAAGCAGGTTTTGCATCTATTACGCTTAAGCAAGGAGCATCTTTAACTATAACTCCACAGACCTTAAACTTCTTAGGAACTTCCCAGGCATATGAATCAAGCGGTTATACAGTAACTATAGCAGATGTTAGACTACTATCTAATTTTTCCGGAGTTGGCATCAACTCTGCAGAAGCAGAAAGATTAAATCAAACAACTACACTTGGAACAAACGTATCCAAAACAGTTATAGGAACATCTATTAATTTATCCGCTACTACATTAAATACATTATACGGATCATCAAGTAATACTTTAACTAGTACTGTAACCATAATAGGTAGAGATAGTGGAGCAAGAATTACTATTCCGATTAACATAACCAAAGTAAACTAATAAGATATGTCATTTAAACAATTTGATAACGAAGACGTAATAGTAAGTGCAGATTCTGTAGCATCAACAGTATGGTCAACAGATACATTCCAACTAACTACTTTTGAAACATCTTCAACACAAGAAGCAGCAACAAGTGGAGACTATTACTTAAACGTATATCAAACAGGTTCAGGCTTAGCAAACGCTACAACTCAATTCTCAATAGCATACGGTCATCCAGATGGATTAGGTTCTTCCCCGTATAACAATAACGTTTCAGGAAAATCACCATCTTCGACAGTATATGGACAATATAGAAACTTAGTTTTAGGAGATGAAGAACAGGACTTTCTTTTTGGAGGAGTGAATTCCTCTAAAGGCTTTTACGCAATTATAGTAGATAGAGCTAGATATAAAGAAAAAATACTACCAGGTACATTTACTATGACATTAGAAGATGGAGCACAAACGTTAGTATTAACAGATAACAGCAACCAAGTATCAACAGTATCTTATTCAGATGCAGGTAGAGTCTATCAGGTAGTTTCTGGATCTGCCGGAGTAGCATATGATGCAGGATCAGGGTTCTCATTCACTAATAGCTATGTTGCTTCATTTGGACTTTTCTTACCGGACATTGGAGTAGTATTACTTAACGCACAAGCTTTAGATAACCATTTACCCAATTTAAACTTTACAACAGGGTCTGCAGATAGCAATGGAGCTAATAACGGAGCATTACAGAAAAGAATAATTAGTTTTAGTTTAAATTCTGAAGAAACTGTCTCTTCAAACTACGTGTTTGTAAGAGTTAGAAACGGAGAATTTAACTACTCTAATAACCCTTCTAACATCACTGGTTCAGGAGAGTTAAGACATAACTCAATGGTAAATAATCCTCAATCATATATTACATCAGTAGGGCTATATAATGATAATAATGACTTATTAGGAGTTGCTAAATTATCTAAACCTCTTTTAAAAGATTTTACCAAAGAAGCGCTAGTAAGAATCAAACTTGACTATTAATGAATGGCTGCTTACAAAAAACTAAAAAAAGAAGATTCATACCTAACAACGTATGTAGCTCATAAAACATTCACGGTAAGTGGAAGTCAACATGAAAACTACGGAGTTGAAACTTATATAGGTATATCCGGCTCTGGCGACTGGTTTCCCAGCGGCAGTGATTCTAGATTACAATCCACAGATTATGAACATCATACCAGATTAGTTTATAATAGTATATATCATTTATATTATTCTGGATATGAAAACGGCATGCCTGCTTCTAGCTCCAATGAAATGTCAGGTTCAGCATACGAAAATTACCTACAGAGCTCTTACACCTCTAATCAAAGAAGAGCACAAGATGAATTCACTGTTATATCTATTCCAAGAAACTTATGCGGAGTTAATATAAGACCAGGAAGTATAAGACTATCTCCTCCTGTTTCTACATCCGGTTCTAATTACGTCTTTACAGCAAGTGACGCAACAGGAAATTATGCTTCTGAGAGTTTTGCAGAAGAAATGGATACCTTATATGGAGGATCAGAAACGCTACAAGATGGAGAATACATAGAAGACGAAGGAACCTACATTAACGAAACAGTAGATGAATTTGTAGTACCGGGATTTGATGATTATAAAACAACCCTAATAGACGACAAAAACGGTAACTTGATCCTATCAGCTTCACATCCACCTAGAGTAGTGGGGAACGTAATATATTCACATGGATTAATAATTATCTCTAACCCAGCAGTAGGGTCTTATTATGCAAACTATTTCTCTGGGAGTTTGACTTGGCAATCATCACAACCTATTTATACATATAACTACCATTGTCCTATAAAGGAAGAGGAGTTTAACTTTACCTTGAATCCTTCTGCAATCCAACCCAACAGCGGGTCAATCGCAGATAATATTTCAGGTAGTAACTTTAACCCTTATTTCTCGACAGTCGGTCTTTATAACGATGCAAACGAATTGGTAGCAGTTGGTAAAATGGCTCAACCAGTACCTGTATCAGATAATAATGAAACAACAGTAGTCGTAAAATTAGATATATAACCATGGCAATAACTTTAAGAACTAACAAAGGAACAGCTTTATCTTATGAAGAATTAGACATAAATTTTCATGAGTATTTCTATTCTGCATCTGTCTCTTCTGACGGAAAACAACTATCACTGCACTATACAGGTAGTAATTTAAAATCTGCAGGTGCTACAAACATAACACTTAATACATACACAGGTTCATCACAAGTTGCAGGAAATGTAAATGAATTTCAGTACAACCTAGATGGAACTAATTTTGCAGGAGCATCTGGATTGATTTATGATGCAGCGAAAAACGGAGTAGCAATCGGTACTTCTTCATTAGAGACTGGAGAAAAACTTAGAGTAGAAGGTGGAAATGTAATACTTGATGACAGTTCTTTAGTGATTGCCCAATCAGCAGCATCAGCTAGCTTTAGCTACGGTGGTACTACTAAAGATTTAACAGTAAGGAATTGGCATGAAGATAATAATGCAGATATAATATTCTTTACAAATGGAGCAGAAGCATTACGAGTTAAAGGAGATGGAAGTATTACACATAAAGGAGCTTCTAATTCTTTAGGAGATTTTGTAATAAGCGGTAGTATTATATTCGGTAAAACACACGAAGATACTTATAAATCAAAACTATTCACATGGGATTCAGCAAACCCAAGAATTGAAAGCGTCAGTAACAATTTATTGATAGGTAATGAGAGAGGTATAATATTAGAAGGTCCTCAATCTGCTCATGTAATAATGGGAATACAGTCTATTACCGGTAATGAAGCCTTTGCTATAATATCAGCACCTCCGACATCTAGTAACGAACCTACATATGATAGATTAGTAGCTAACTTCTCAGCAGACGGAAAAGTTGGAATTGGTACATCTAATGGGCCTAATGGATATCAATTAGCAGTGGTAGGAAGTATATCTGGTTCGAACGGCTTAAACATGGGAGGAAATGCCGTAATCACCGGCTCTATAACCACTAACGCTACTTTAAACGTAAGCGGGTCAACAACACTTTCAGGTTCAGTTACTTTAAATACAGTTGCTAATGCAACTTCAGCCTCAAACTATAACTATTTAGTAAGAGAAGCAAATGGTAACATAGCAAAACAAGTTAATGCAGCTCCTATACCACAAGGAGGAATTATAATGTGGTCAGGAGCAGTCCAATCACTTCCAACAGGTTGGAAACTATGTAACGGAGAGACTCACAATTCCATAACAACACCAGATTTAAGAAATAGATTTATAGTAGGTTCAAATAATACAACAGGAACACCTACTTCTACAATATCAGGAAGCGCTGTATCTACAGGAGGTAGTTCTAACCATGATCATTTTGGTTCTACTGAAGCACATACTTTAACATCTGCGCAAATGCCATCGCACAACCACCAGTATAAGGATTCATATTATATAGAAATTAATAATCCCGGTGTAGGTGCAGGAGGAGCAATAGGGGGAGTAGACTACCTAGGAGGAACAAAATACAAAGGAAGCGGAGACTCAGATGGAGATAATAAATATGTGTATTGGAGAGGTGGTACTACCCTAACTCAAGGGAATGGTTTAGGTCACGATCATAATATACCTTCAACATCCCACGTTCCTCGATTCTACGCTTTAGCTTATATAATGTATACGGGCGAATAAGCAAATTCAAGCGTATTTATAATAAAGTACCTTCAGGATGGCAATAACTTTAAGAGATGAAAAGAATGCTCCTCTAACTCATGAGGAAGTAGATGCAAATTTTAGATCGTTTTTCTTCACCGCATCTTTTAGTGAAAATAATTTATCACTACAAAGGAAAGACGGAGTAACGGTAAACGTTCCAATAGGGGGAGAAGCATTCGCTGATTTCCAAGCAAATGGTGGATCTATTGGTGATGTGTATATTGCAGATAGCCAGATAACTGGAAGCAGGATGATAGTTGATCTATTCCAAGGTCAATTTTACGATAAAACAAAAGCAATGAATTCTGACGGTGGTACATTATCATCTGACGAATGGTATATTGATTTTGATCCTGCTGCTTCAGCACCCTACTACGTTCACTTCGGTCCTAACTTTGCAATCTCATCTAGCGGGTACCTATATGCATCAGGTGCAGTACTAGAAGGGGACATAACCGCATCATCTGGATTAATCGGTGGCTTCAGTATAACACCAGATTCAATTCACGGTCCTACCACTTTAGGTATACCTTCCTTCTATATTTCAGGTTCAGCTAGTAGCACTGGGTACTTCATATCTTCTTCTAACTTTAACGTAAAAGGAAACGGAGACATTACAGGTTCAGCAGTTTTATTCTCAGGAGGTACAGTAGCAGGATGGACAATCAGTAATTCACAAATTAAAAAATCAACTCATATAGTTCTTGATGCTACAAATGAAAGTATTTCAATTAACGATTCTACATTTGGGAATAAAGGTATACAGTTAGAATACAATGACGGATCACCTAGATTCTACGTCGGAGATGCAACAGGAAGTTTTGTAAAGTTTGACGGTAACAATGTAAGTTTATCAACAGCACTTCTAGAAATATCAGCATCTAATATAGAGATTTCATCAACAGAGGCATCAATGTCTTTAGGTGGAGGAAGTGTTAAACTGTTAGGAGCATCCTCAGCAATAGAAGTAGGTGTAACAAACAAATTTAAAATATCAGGAAGTGCTACAGATGCAATGATTGTAGCAGGCGCAAAAACAGGCTTTGATACCGACGATGCTGGTGTAATAATAGGTATGGATAGTAATGTACCTACATTGGATCTTACTAAAGATGCTGGTAACTACGTTAGGTTCAATACAACAAGTGGTGTTGATATTAAGACCGATACTTTTAAGTTAGACACAACTTATTTTGATATTGATACATCTACTCAAAGATTAAACATATTTGATACTTCTTCAGCAGAAATAATAAGATTAGGAGAAATATCTGATGCAGCAGATGATCTATATGGGATTAAAATATTTGATGGTACTGGCACTGGAAGTGCTAATACTATTGCAATGTTTGGTCAGCAAGGCAATAAAATTGGAGGATGGGAAGTAACCGATTCACAAATTAGAACAGTACCTACTGCAGGATTTGGAGGTACTTACGCAGAAGACGAAGTAGGGTTAGTAATACACTCCTCAGGAAGATTGGAATCTTCTAATTTTGCTACAAACTTAAAAGGATGGAGAATTGATACATTAGGTAACGGTTCCGCTGAATTTGAAAATATGAGAATACGTGGTACTTTGAAAACCACTGTATTTGAAAAAGAAACAGTCAACGTAGTTGGTGGACAACTAATGGTTACAAATGCTTCAACTATAGAAGCATTGAGAGATGCTGATGGAAATATTATTGCCGGTTCATCTTCTTATGCAGCTAATGCAGTTACTTTATCTTTAGCTAACGTATCAGGGTTTAAAGAAGGTGAAATACTGAAAGTAAAATCTGTAGACGACACCGGATTTAGCGTAGAGTATTTATATGTCTCTGGTTCTAAAAGATACTCAGAGGATTCCAGCTTATCTTATAATACAGGTTCTATTGATCCTGACGGATTAGCAGGTGAAATATATGTAGAGAGAGAATTTGGAGGCATAGTTGCTATCTCTTCATCAGTATCTACTTTAACAAGCGATATACCAACAACATCGGTTACTACTATAAATGTAAATTCATCAACAGGACTTACCCCTCAGGATATTATTAAAATTGATGATGAAAGGTTAAAAATCACAGCAATTGACAGTTCTGTATTGACTGTTATAAGAGGGTACCACGATACAGAAGCACAGTCTCATACAACGGGAGATACGTTGTTCTTAATTGATACCGATAAAGAATTTTTAGCTGGATTAGTTTCTACTGCAAAAACATATACTGAAGGTCAGGTAATACTATCAACAGGGGTGTATAATCCCGAAGAAGATATATCCTCGGGTTACATATTAATGAACGCTAATCCTAGAGATATTTCTACTCCTTATATGGATATAGTAGAAAGAACAGGATCAGGTGTATACGATTTACAGTTAAGATCTAGACTAGGAGACTTATCCGGATTATCATCAGGGTACCTGTACGGAAATAACGAACCAGGATTTGGTTTATATACAGAAAATGGATTCTTCAGAGGAGCTATTACAGCACAAACAGGGTCTATTGCAGGTATACTTCATGTAGCTACAGTAGTTGGAGGCTTAGAAACTGGTCAAAAAGTATCTATAGGTAGAGATGTATCAGGCAATAACGATGGTATATACATTAATAACAATAACTATTGGTATACAGACGGAGGTTGGAAAGTAGGAGGCGCTAGTAACTTCATATCATTAGATAATTTTACAGATGGTAATTTAGTTATTAATACTGAAACATTTGCTTTAGATACTTCTACTTTTATAATTTCAAGTTCATTAAATAACGGAACCTTAGCAGCAGGTGCGAATGCCGGCAGCATGACAAGTACTACTGGGACAGGAGTATACTTAGATGGTAACGGTAAGTTTAGGGTAGGAACAGGTACAACAGGAGCAAATTACATATACTGGGATGGAACAACACTCAATATAAAAGGTAATATAGATATAACCGGAGGTAGTGGTGTAAACACTGCAGAACTAAATGCAGCAACCAGCTCACTATCAGGTTCTCTTGGAACAGAAATCTCAGCTTCAGACGCAGCGTACTCAGCATCAGTAGAGAATACTACAAACACCTTAGATGGAAAAATCTTTACAGATAGTGCAGGTAGAGCAGTAAGACCACCAACAGCATCAACAGAGGGGTTGTATTTAGCTTCTACGAACTTAGGGTTCTACAAAGATGGAGAATGGAAAACCTATATGGACAACCAAGGAGATTTCTTCTTAACAGGTTCTGAAGGTAATAAACTCGCATGGGATTCATCAACCGGTACATTAGAGATAGCTGGAGAGATAAACATCACATCAGGAAATGCAGCAACTCAAGACTACGTAACAGGTAGCATTGACACAGTATCTGGTTCAATAGCAACCGGTGTATCTGCCTCAAACGCAGCATTATCAGCTTCAATAAGTTCTTCTACAGCTACTCTTCAAGATGGTTTAGATTCTGCTAACAATTTAATAGACGGCAAAACAGCAATATTTAGACAAAACGATCCGCCTTCCACCTCAAATAGAACAGTTGGGGATATGTGGATTGATTCTAACGACGGAAATAAGGTATATGTTTGGAACGCATCCGCTTGGGCAGCAACACCAGATGGTACTTATGATCAAACAGTGCTTATTAATAACACATCTGCATCTTTATCTTCTTCTGTAGCAGTAGATATATTTACAGATGATACAGGTAAATTAGTAGGTACACCATCTACATCATCAGCAGGTCTATACCTAGGAGATTCAGCATTAGGATTCTATTCAGCTAGTGAGTGGAGAACATATATGGCTAATAACGGTAACTTCTACTTAACTGGAAGTGATGGTAACTTCCTTGCATGGGACGGAGGTCAGTTAAGTATACAAGGTTCTATTAATATTACTGGAGGAAATGCCGCAACATCTACAGACGTTAGTAACGCTCAAACAGCAGCCGAAGCATTCGCATCCGCATCAGCAGAAAATGCAGTACTTAGCGGATCAGCAGCAGCAGAGACTGCTTACTCTCAATCATATAGCGACTCACAAACATACTCTGATACAATCTCAGGTTCTATCGCTACAGATATATCACAATCAGCAGTAGATACATCTGCATCATTCGCTACTCAAGCACAAACCAACGTAGCATTTCAATTAGTACAAGCTGGATTAAACTCTATATTCAGACAAAATGATGCCCCATCGGTAACAGATAGACATCAAGGTGATATGTGGATCGATGATAACGATGGAGAGAGGTTATATATATTCAGCGGATCAGAATGGATTACAGCTTCTGACTCTACTTATGACCAATCACAGCTAATAACGGATACATCAGAATCTATAGCTCTTGATACATTTACAGATAGTACAGGTAAGATAGTATCTACCCCAAATCCATCATCAGCAGGTCTATACTTAGGAGACTCAGCATTAGGATTCTACTCATCAAGTGAGTGGCAAACATACATGGCTGATAACGGTAACTTCTTCTTAACAGGGAGTGATAGCAACTATTTAAAATGGGACGGTGGTTCACTTACAATAGCAGGAGATATAAACATAGTAGGAGGAAACGCAGCAACAACTTCTTCAGTTGAGGAAGCTTCTGCAGATGCCGTATTAAGCGGTTCTGCCGCTGCCGCTAACGTATCTTCATCTCTTACAAGCTCTATCAATAACGCTACATCAACAGCAACAACTGCATCAATCGAAGCAGCACTAGCACAACAAACAGCAGCTACAGCATCAGCTCGATCAGTAGATGCAGATGGTAAAATTACATTTAACCCAACTCCTTCTGGTCAAGGTTTATTCTTAAATGCTAATAACTTAGGGTACTACAGCGGTAGCGCTTGGAACGCATATCTATCAGCATCAGGAGAATTCTACTTAACAGGTAGCGGTTCAAGCGGTATGTCTTGGGACGGACAAGAACTATCGGTAGATGGAACAGTTACAGCTAGAGCAGGAGAAATAGGAGGTATATCTATAGCAGATGATAAACTATTTACAGGTACCGGAACACATGGCAACTCAAACACAGGGTTCTACTTAGACTCTGGTAGTAAATTTTCATTAGGAGATAGTTTAGTATGGGATGGAACCAATCTAACAATTAGTGGAGAAATAAATGTAACAAACCCTAACGATTTTGCATCACAGTCAGAACTAGAAGCAGAACAATCATCCTCAGCAGACCTATTCCTAGCAGCATTTGCCAGTGCATCAGCAGCAGCAGAAGCAGCAGCTAGTGCATCAATAGAAGCATCCGTAAGTGCATCAGCAGCTCAAACAGCAGCAGAAGCAACTGCACAAGGAGCATTAACTACAGCAACCGGGTCTCTAATAACATCAATAGGTAACGTAGCAACTACTGCATCACTATCTGCAAGTGCAGCACAATCAGCAGCAGAAGCAACTGCCCAATCGGCACTAGAAACCGCAACCGGATCATTAGTAACATCTATAGGAAACGTAGCAACAACTGCATCACTATCTGCATCAGCTGCTCAAACAGCTGCAGAAAATACAGCAGCAGCAGCTTTAAATACAGCAACAAGTTCACTGCAGACTTACGCAGACGGAGCAGTAACTGCAATAACAGGGTCAATAGTTACAGCTCAAGGTACTGCAAATGCAGCAACAAGTAGTGCAGCAACAGCTCAAGGTACTGCAAATGCAGCAACCGCCTCTGCAGC